GCTCCCGCGTCCTGGCGGGGTACCTGACCCGCTGGGCCGTGCTGCCGACCGGGGGGAACTGGCTGGCGGCGGCCTCCGCGTTCACCTGGACCGATACCGGCCTGGCTCCCGCCGGTCTGACCCTAGGCATGAGCGGCCGGGGGTTCCTGGGGATCCTGCCCGACCTGCCCACCAAGAGCGGCACCTGGCTGGAGGGGGAGGCCACCATCCTCGGCCTGTCCGATCCGTTCGGGCCTGGCGGGATCGGCGCTGAGCTGCGGGCCGCCGGGGTGGAAAAACTGCGAATTGAGCTGCAGGTGCCCGCATGAGCGTCACCGTTCGGATGGACAGCAGCGGCGGTCGCGCCCGTGCTGAGGCTGCTGCCCGGCGGGCCACGCAGGTGGTCATGGGGGAGCTGTCGGCCGCGTTCCAGCAGTCGTTCACCGCCGTGGCCTGGAACTGGCCCCGCCAGACAGTGCGGAGCAACGGGTCGATCGTGGGGAGCCCGCGGAACACCATTGATACCGCGCTGCTCAGGCAGAGCCATCGCTGGCAGATGACCGGGCCTTACCAGGCGACCTTCTACTGGGGTGGCGGTTCCGTGCAGTACGCCTCTGCTGTGTTCAACGGGGCTGTGCTGCGCAACGGGACCCGGCTACCCGCTCGCCCCCTGCAGCGTGCCGTCATGGGCCAGGAAAACGTCGACGGCGTGGTGGTCTACAACCTCGACGACCGCCTGCGGAACGTCTGGATGGGGTACCTGCGGGGCCGGTAAGCCGGAAACCTGAAGCACCCACCACCGTCCACCATGGCATCATTCTTCGACGGCCCGCTGCCGACGCGCACCATCGAGGCGACCGTCGGCGATCAGCCGGTCACCATCGAGCTTCCCATCCACGGCGCCCTGTTGGCGGGGGAGGCTCGGCACGCTGCCCAACACCGATATCAGAACACCTTCAACGCCCATGCTGGCGCCCTGGCCGACGCCCTGCTGGCGGACGGGTTTGAGCCGGATCAGGCGGAGCGGACCGCCACCAGGATCCTGTCGGTGCGAATGCAGATCCCCATCAAGCTGGAGGACAGCGAGCACCGCGCCCTGATCCGCCACGCCTCCCTGGTGGCCGTCGCTGAATCCACCCTGTCCGAGGAGTTCACCTCCCAGCAGATCCGCAAGGCCACGGCCGTGATTCGGTTTCGGGTGAAGGGCCAGCGCAGCTGGAGCGATGAGGACACCGAGGCCCGGATCCCCCAGCCGGTGATCACCGCCCTGGCGGCGTTCTTTGATCAGGAGCAGTCCGGCGGCACGCCAGAGCGCACACCCGAGGAGATCGTGGAGGGGATGCTCGACATGCTGGGAAAGCTCGCGCCGTCGGTCTCGGGGGCAGTGGAGGTGACGGCGACGGAATCGACTGGGAAGACCTCTTCTGGCGAGCACGAACCCTCTGGCCCGTCGATCCCTGCTTTACCCCCGAGCGATTCGCCTACACCCCCCTCCCCTACATCTACGCGGCGATCGAGCAAGGGGAGCGCTGCAGACTGAGGCGCCTGCACGACTACGAACTCCCGATCGCTGCACTTCACCAGCGTCTGGTAGCCGTGAATGTCACCGACGCCAAGGCCATCCCGCCCCTGGCGGACCTATGCCACTTCCGGCAGGCTGAGCCCAGCGAGCTGCCACCGGCGGCGGCTGGTGCGGCGATGCTCGCGATGGGCGATGAGTTTCCGAGCTGGGCCCTCTCGATCTACCCTCCCCTGGAGGAGGCGGGCCGGAACCACCCTGCACCCGCCCGGCTGGCGCTGATCGCCGAGGATGCGATCCTGCTGGCCCCCACCCTGGAGGCAGGCGGCTGGCGCGGGTTCCTCATCGCTGAGGACACCGCCATCAATCAGCCCCGGCTGTTCCGGCTGGCGGGGGATCCTGAACCGTGCTGCTGGCTGAGCGTCGGCGCTCCCGCGCCCGGATCAGAGGGTGCAGTGTGGGCGGAGGAAGGCGCATTTCTCGCCATTCATCAATCTCCTGATATACCCGGCTGACCACGGCAGCCGCCTTCGGCACGCTGTCAAAGTAACCCAGGCTCCAATACCGGCCCTGATACCAGACCCGCGCCTGATACTGCCGGCGGCCGGCTTCCGGCACATGGCAGACGCCGCGGGGGTAACAGCTCAAGGTGGGAAGGGGCCGTCTGCTGCAGCTTTCCAGCGCCTAAGCCGTTGAGGCGGCTTACCGGGCGGTGGATCGATGGGGGAGACGCAATCCAGCACCCCCATGTCCGCTCAGGGATTCCACCAGGCGTACGGCTTCAAGCTGTACTTTCAGATCATTAAGGCCCCCCTTGTTGACCTTGACCTGCTGCTGCCGAATGCAGGCTTTGGTGTCGGGAAGTTCATGAGTAATGCCTCTTTGATGTCCAACGCCAATACGGTGCTCAGCTCCGGCAACGGCGACACCTACAAGGTCTTCAGTGGTACTCCGAAGGTCGTCACGAAGGCCGCTGTCGCCACCAACGTGGTCACCCTGACTTTCGGCGCAGCCCACGGGATCACCCAAGGCAGCACCATCATCGTCAAGGATCTGCCGGCGCCATTCGCGGGGCTCAATGGTGTGTTTACCGTGGCCAGCGTCACCACCTCGACGCCATTCACCCTCACCTACGCCCTGGATACCGCGAACATCACCGAGGCCACCGTGGCGGCCGGAACCGCGATGAGCGGCGTGCTGGCGCTCGATGGCACCGATCCCCCGGTGCGCCTGCTGGGCCTGACCAACTGCAGCCCGAACGAAGGCGAGAACGAGGAGACCACCGTCACCTACGACGACGAGGCCAAGGGTTTTGACACCTCGATGGCCACTTCCAGCTCGATCAGCTGGACCGTGGCCGGCCAGACCCGCTACACCGACGCCGCCTACCGCCTCATGCGGATCGCCTCTCGCGACAAGGTTCGCCAGGGCCTGATGCTCAAATACCTGGTGCTGGGCCCGGTGGGGGTGAACAAGGCCGACTACGGTTTCGGTCGCTTCCAGTCCTTCGAGGAGCCCCGTGAGGCCGGCACGATCATCAAATACAACACCGGGATCCGGGGCTACGGGCCCTATGAGTCAGACGGCTGATCGATGCTGACGCGGTTGCCCCGGTCGTTCACTCGACCGGGGCTTCCTGCTGTCTGGGGAGGAGGGCGGCGGCCTGCTGCAGGGCGAATCCCCGGCTGCTGATGGCGTAGTCGAGGATCAACAGCGCCGCAGTGCGCAGGGCCTCCAGATCACCGGGGCCGGCTGCCGTGATCATCCGGCGCCACTGGTCGTTGCGAAACTGCTCGTGCGGGGGGAGTTCCATCGGTGCATGGCTGGGTTCCCCCAGTTTCCCGGAAACCTGAGGGGACACCGGCCCACCCTGTGACCCTCCCCGCCACGGCTGAGCAGATCTACGACCTCCTGGTGGCCGATCCGGTGGTGTCGGCCGCCTTGGGTACCTACACCAGTCCCGCGGGCGCGACCGGGCCGGCGGTGGCCACGCTGGCGAAGAACGAGAAGCTCCCCGAGGGCACTACCGCCAACGGGATCGAGGTGGTGATCACCCGCGTGCCGAGGTTCGCCCCGCGGCTGCTGATGGAGGAAACCGCGACGAACCCGACCTGGAGGATCTACGTGATGGGCTGGAAGACGGCGGCACAGCTCCAGGCGGTGGCGGAGCGGATCATCGCCCTGCTGCCGGGGGCCACCGCTGCGGATGTCCCAGGTGATGCGCCTGGCGACGGTATCGGGGTGATCGACCAGGTGGTGATTCGCTGGACCAACGTGACTTTGGCGGTGGCGGTATGAGTGACTTCCGGTACGTCGTCGATGGGGACTTCTCGCAGATCCTGCGGGGGTTCGAGCAGCTGGAGAGCAGGGCGCAGCAGGCGGGGACGAACCTGGGCAAGGGGCTCGATGAAGGAATCCGGGGCTTCTCGAACCGCAGCCTCGCCGCGCTGCAAACCGAACTGGCACGACTGGAGCGGCGACAGGTGCGGGTGGCGGTGGACTCCGCCGCGTTTGAGAGGACCGGGGCGCGGATCAAGGAGGTTCAGGGGCTGATCGACGCCGTCAACCGCCGCCGCGTCACCATCAACGCGGACCCCGGCTCCATCGTGGCGCTGCGGACACAGCTTGATGCGCTGAACGCCAAGCTTGGCGAGGTGGCGATCGGCTCGCAGAAGTTCCGGGCGCTGCAGCGGGAGATCGCTGGGGTCGAGCGAGAGCTTCGTAAGGCTGGGGACGCCGGTGGTCTGGCGGCTCGGGGGGTGAACCTGGCGGCGGCTGCCTACGCTGCCCTTGGGGGCATCGGGGTGGGCCTGGCGATCACCGGGTTCTTCCGCTCATCGATCCAACAGGCCATCGAACTGGAGACGGCCACCCGGCGCCTGACCAACACGCTCGGCCCTCAGGGTGCGGGCGGAGCGCTGGGGTTTGTGCGGGGGATCAGCGATGAGCTGGGCCTGTCGTTCCGCTCCCTGGTGGGGTCCTACGGGCGATTCACCGCGGCGGCCACGGCGGCGAATGTGCCGATCGAGCAACAGGAGGCCCTGTTCAAGGCCGTTTCGCGGGCTGGCATGGCGCTGGGCCTGTCCAACGATGAGGTGAATGGGGCGTTCCTGGCGCTGCAGCAGATCGCCTCAAAGGGCACGGTGTCCATGGAGGAGCTGAGGCAACAGCTCGGGGAGCGCCTGCCGATCGCCCTGGCGGCAACGGCGCGGGGGTTGGGGATGTCGACGGAGCAGCTGATCAAGCTGGTGGAGACCGGCCAGCTGTCGTCGAATCGGTTCTTCCCCGCGTTCACCAAGGGCCTAAACGAGCTGACGGCAGGGGCTCAGGGGGTGCCGACGGCGGCGCAGAATCTGCAGCGGTTTCAGAACGAGTGGGAAAAGCTGCAGGTTGCATTTGGGCGGAATCTCTTGCCGGGAATCACGGAAAGCGTAAAGAATCTGACAGAAGCTTTGAAAGGTGCTGCAACTGCAGGCAAAGCCGCAAGTCTTGGACTTACGAATAGAGGATTCCTTGGTGGAACCGATAC